CAGCCCCCCAAGTGGTGGCTCGACAAGCTGTGGCAACGCTTCAACATCGGGACATTCCAGGTAACGGATAACGGTTTTTGGGTGGTTGTCTATGGCTCTGACAAACTACGGTGAATTGCAGACTTCGGTAGCCAGTTGGCTTAACCGGACTGATTTGACCGGCACAATCCCGGACCTGATCTATCTAGGGCGCAACCGTGTCTGGCTTGATCTTGTCAAGCTGGGCGGTGCGTCAATCCTTGAATCATCGGCCACGGGGACCACGACCGGCACTATTTCCATGCCGTCCGATTGGCTGGCTACCCGTTCGCTTAAGGTAGAGGTATCTGGCGTACAGACGGAAATGCGCCCTGTAGCCCCGGCTGCTGGCATGTCATCCTCGGGTACTCCGGTTGATTACTACCTGGCTGGAACTGGCGTAGTTCTTTCCCCCGTTCCTGATGGGACATACAACTACACCCTCCGGTACTTCGCAAAACTCGCAGCGTGGACGGCAGATGCCGACACAGACGTGATCCTTAGCAAGTTCCCGCATATGTACCTGTATGCGGCACTGCTTGAGGCGCAACCTTTCTTGATGGACGATGCACGCATGATGGCGTGGAACGCGGCCTATAACGAGCGGCTGGCTACGGTTGTCCTGCTGGACAAATCCCGCTATGGCGACATGGCGGTTAGAGCCGATAGGGTGGGCGGATGATTCCGATTAGTGGGTTCATGCCAGACGCAGACCCGACTACGCCGGGGGTCATTGTCGATTGTGACCAGTTCATACCTTTCGAGTCTGGCTACAAAGGCGCACCGACCGGTGTAGATGTTGGGGTATCCGCCTTGGGTGCGGATTGCGCCGGGGCTGCTGTGCTTAGGTCTCTGGACGGCTCCGCAAAGCTGTTTGCAGGGACCGCCACCAAACTCTATCAAGCCGGTACAACTGCGTGGACTGATGTATCTAGGGCTGGTGATTACACCCTTAGCGCAGATGATCTTTGGTCATTCGCACAGTTCGGTGATATCAACCTAGCAGCGACCATTTCCGCGCAGATTCAAAAGAACACCGGGGCTGGATTCACAGACCTGACAGGCGCACCAAAGGCAAAGATCATTGAGTCTGTTGCCGGGTTCGTCATGGCGCTGTACACGGACGAAACTGTGACTGGGGAGCGTCCCGATGGCTGGTGGTGCAGTGGGTTGTATGACTACACCACTTGGACCGCCTCCGCAGCTACGCAAGCCCAGAATGGCCGGTTGTTCGGTACTGAGGGGCCAATCGTTGCCGGGAAGGCCCTAGGTAACGACATGATCGCCTACAAAAACAGGGCGATTTATGTGGGCAGATACGAGGGTCCTCCGCTTTCATGGAGCTTTACCGAGATACCCGGCGATGTTGGGTGTGTTGGACAGAATGCAGTTGTTGACGTAGACATAGGTCACGTCTTTGTCGGGCTGGACAACATCTATTTCTTTGATGGCGTCCGGCCCGTCCCTATCGCTACGGGGACTGTACGTGATTGGTTCATTTCCAGACTGGACCCTACGTATCGCTACAAAACCGCGTTGATGTGGGACAAAAATGCGCAGTTGGTGTGGATTTTCTTTCCCTCTGCCGGTAACTCCGGGATGCTCGATAGCTGCCTAGTCTGGCACCTGACGACAAAACGCTGGGGCGTGGCTACCCGTGATATTGAACAGCCAATCAACTACGTGTCACCTGGAATTACCTACGATGGCGGCTCTCCGCTGATTACAACGTATGACGGCACATCGCTGACGATCGCCTATGATTCCCCATTCTGGCTGGCGTCCGGTGTGACTCCTTCCGTAATCGGGACGGACGGGAAAATCTATACCCTGTCTGGTGTTTGTGATGAGGCGTACTTTACGACCGGGGATATCGGAGAGGATGGCGCGTATTTGAACTGCACCCGGCTTAGGGTCAGGTTCACCGATGCCCCAGACTCCGCAACGGTACATGGGTACTACAAATTCGCAGAGGGCGATGCGCTGACCACGGGGGCTAACGGTACGTTGTCTGATGGCAAGATGGACTGTAGACAGGCGGCAAGGTTCCACAGGTTCAAAGTCACCACAGATGGTGATTTCGTGGCTACGGCATATGAGATCGACGCCAAACGAGGTGGGACGCGATGAGAATCGACCCGGACCCGAAACTTGAAGCCGGTACGCCTTACGGGGTTTATCAGTTGTTTCGCAGGATAGCTAACCAGTTGAACGGTGTTAGTGAGGGGCGAATCTCATTCGTGACCAACGCAACCACGGCGGCACCTACTGCCGGGCAGTGGGCGCAGGGCGACTTTATAAAGAACAGCGCACCGGTAGAGGCTGGTGTCGCGTTGTCCAAGTACGTGATTGTCGGCTGGGTGTGTACCGTATCAGGAACACCGGGAACATGGGTGGAATGCAGATGCCTAACTGGCAACTAGACATAGTAAACGCATCGCACATTGACCGCGCATGGCGTGACGGTGCGAGTCAGCTAAGTCTGGCGTGCGAGAAGTCTGCCGGTGAATGCGACGCGGGCCAATTGAAGATGCGCCTGATTCGTGGGGAGCTTACTTTAGTAAGGGCCACGGATGGAGAGAAAACAGGATGGGCGGCGGTAGAGGTGATTGTGTATCCCAATTTCAGGGCGCTACACGTTTATGCCATATACGCACCCGGAGCTACCGGGGTTGATGTGTTCAACCTGCTGAAAGACTACGCAAAAGGACTTGGGGCCAGTTGCGTGCAGGGTGCGTGTGATGATGCCGGTTCCAGGCTTTGGGAACAGAAACACGGCTTTAAAAGTGTTTACAGAATGATGAGGTACGAATTATGGGCGGCGGATCACAAACAGTAACGCAAAAGAACGAGCCTCCGAAGTGGATGCAACCACACTTGGAGGAATACGTTGACCGAGCAAAAGAGGTCGCGGATCAGCCCTATCAAGCCTATACAGGCCAAAGGGTTGCGGACTTCAACCCCGTACAGGAACAGGCTTTTGGCTCGATCTATCAGCGTGCCATGGAAGGCGCTCCCGAGGTTGGCGCGGCTCGGGCTGATGCCACCAAGTCACTGACTGGTGGTTATCTGGGCGAAGGTAACCCGTACCTGACGCAAGCGATTGACGCGGCATCGGGTGACGTTACCCGCAACTTCCAAAACGCAGTAGCCCCGCAGACGGATGCGGCCTTTGCGCGTAAGGGCGCTTTTGGTGGGTCTGCGTGGCAGCAAGCCCAATCAGACAACTCTAGGAACCTTGCCGGGCAGCTTGGGAATATATCCACCGACATGCGGTATCGTAACTATGGCGATGAGCGCAACCGGATGATGCAGTACGCCGGTATGGCCCCGCAGTTGGCGCAGACGGACTATCTGGACGCCGCGCAAATGCTGAACGTTGGTGAACAGCTAGGCAAGAAGGATCAATCAATCCTAGATACCAATTATCAGAACTTCCTTGAGGCTCGGAACTATCCGAAGGAACAGCTTGGGATTATCGGCTCTGCACTTTCCGGGCAAAATTACGGCGGCTCCAGCACTGGCACACAGCCGGGTGTTAGCCCTATTGCCTCTACTCTAGGCGGGGCTTTGGCTGGCTCTCAAATTGCCGGGCTACTCCCATCATCCCTTGGCCTAACCTCTGGCATGGGCGCGGCGGGTGGTGCTTTGCTTGGGCTGTTGTCTGACAAGCGGGCTAAGACCGATATCAAGAAAGTCGGCAAAACCGATGACGGCCTAGGCGTGTACACATATCGGTACAAAGGCGGACAAGATACCCATATGGGCGTGATGGCCCAAGAGGTAGAAAAGAAAGTGCCAGAGGCGGTGAAGACCGGACCTGATGGGTACAAGCGTGTTAACTACGGACTGTTGGGGTAAATCATGGCAGGCGGAACACTTCAAAATCAACAAAACGCTATCCAGCAATTGACCGGGCTGCAACGGTACAACCCGATGCAAACGCCTACGTCTAGTGGTACGCAAGGTGCGTTCAACTATCAGCGACCGACGCAGCAAACGTATCAACCGTACCTGACTGGTACGTTCGCGTCACGAAACCCGAATTACACAACGCAGTCTCAGCAATCTCCGCTGGCGTACATCTATCAGATGCTGTACGGCGGTCCGGGTTCTCCGTCAGGCACTCCGGGCGTGGACGCTGGTATGGATGCACCTAACGCTGGCAGCAGCGTGTCGGCAAGCGATGCCCCCGGCAGTGCGCCCGGTGGGACTGATGGTGTAGGCGGGCCGGGTTCTCCGGGAGGGTGGTAATCATGCCGGGACTATTGGACGACGATCTGTTTAACGACCCCAAGAAATTGGGGCTGTTGACCATGGGGCTATCCCTGCTTTCAACGCCTGGGCGGTTTGGCGAGTCTTTCGGGCGTGCTGGGCTGCAAGGCGTACAGGCAACCCGTGGGGCCATGAAAGATGCCCAGCAAAGCCAGATGGCTAAACTACAGCTAGACGAGGCAAAGCAAAAGGCGTTGGACGCGCAGCAAGCCCGCGAAATGGAAATGCGTATTGCGCAGACGGCGCAGAATTTCCTACGACCACCTCAGCCAGCCAGACCCGGCACGGCTGACCTGCAATCCATGATGCCGCAGGGAACCAGTATCGGAGCGATGCAGCCTATCCCCGCACAACAAGGCGGATTCGATACGCAAGGGTTCCTGGGTGCGTTGCCGTCAGTTCAGGGAATGAACCCGCTGAAGGCTATCGAGACGCAGGCGAAGTATCAACAGATGTTGGCTAAAGAGCGCCCGAAGTACAGCACTTCACCGCAGTTCACGCAGCAAGGAAGGGCCTATCTTGTCGGCGAGGATGGCTCTATCAAGTGGCTTGACGGTCAAGTAGCCCCGAGGGACAAGGTGATTAGCGAGGACATGGGAGGTAAGCGAATCTATCGCACCGAGTACAGCCCTAATCAGATTGGCGAGGCAGAAAAGACGCTATCCAAGGATACTTTGTATTCCGGCGGCATCACGATGCGCGGGCAGAACATGGTCAATCAACGCGCAATAGACGCGAATGCGCTAAAGCGTGGAGAGTTGCAAATGGAGGGCGGCGGGCCCTCTCAGGCCAATTTGACATTCAAATTTGGGAAGCCGCAGCCAGGATATCGGTGGACGCAGGACGGCGGACTTGAAGCGATTCCGGGTGGGCCTGCTGACATAAAAGCCCGAACGGACATAGAAAAGAAGGCTAGCGGCGGCAATGACGTATCTGTAGCTATCGGCACGCTGCGGGATGCATATGACCGGCTTGAAAAAGGCGGCGGCATTACCAGTACCGAGAAATCAGTACTGAGCAATCTTAAGGCGGCTGGCAGTTCTTCGGCTGTCGGACAGATTGCAGGTCGGGCGCTTGGCACTGCTAACCAGTCTGCACGGAATGATGTTGCAATGGCCCGCCCTGCGTTGCTTGCTGCACTCATGAAAGCTACTGGCATGTCTGCAAAACAGATGGATTCCAATGCTGAATTGAAGTTGTGGCTATCCACTGCGACCGATCCGACGCTTGACGTTGAATCTAACCGCCGGGCCTTGGACAACATTGAACGCAAGTACCTGGGCGGGGCTACTGGTGGATGGGTCGAGCCGTCAACTACCCCGCCTTCCGCTGACGGATGGAGCGGCCAAGTCATTCCACCGAAAGGGCGATAAATGACGCGCTACTACGTACCAGCGCCTGACGGCAGCACGGTTGTTGTTGACGCTCCTGATGGGGCCACAAATGACCAAGTTTTGTCCTACGCAAAAAAGCTGCACGGCGAACAGTCTGCAAAGCCACCTGCGCCACAGGCGAAGCCAGAAGGCGGCGCAATGGATACATTGCGGCAAACGGCTGGGCTAGTTGCTCCTTTCGGCATGTCGCCACAAGATGCAACAAACCTTGGCGCAGGCGCTATCCGTGGCGCTGGATCAATCGGCTCTACCCTAATGGCCCCGTTTGACTATGCCGAACAAGGCTTGTCGAACATGATGGGCATGAAAACAGGCAACCTGAACGAGCAACGCAGGGCTAAGATTGACCAAGGGCTTACAAGTGCCGTTGGGTCAGACCCGGCAAGTGGCATGTATGGCCTAGGCAAGATTGGCGCAGAAATTGCCGGGACGCTTGGCATACCTGCTGCTGGGGCCAGATCGCTACAAGCCGCAGGGCTTAATGGCCCGCTGGTAACCTCCATTGGCTCCGCAGGCATGAACGCTGGTGGAATGACTGGTGCAAAGGCCATTATCAATCGAGTGCTAGGGGGCTCTATTGCTGGCGCTGGCGCTGCTGGGCTAGTTAACCCTAAAGATGCGCCTATGGGTGGTCTTATCGGTGGTGTTGCGCCTCCTGTTTTCTCTGCGCTTGGCAAAGCTGGGGAATTTGTCGGCAGGGCTGTAAGCGATAGATTCGCTACCCGAGCCGCAGCCGGTAAAGTGGCTGAGGCTGCATCAAAGCAAAGCAACCCAGCGCAAGTGGTCGCAGATATTCAGACGCACTACCCAAGGGGTGCGGAAAATATCCCGCTGTCTGCCGCTGCAATCACGCAGAACCCGGATATTGCCATGCTTGAAAGGGCTTCGCGCTCTAGAAATGCTGGCGCTTGGGCTCCGTTCGATGAGAATCAAGCAAAGGCTGTTTTCAAGAATGTGCAAGATGCGACCTGGGAAGCGGCGCAACTTGGGAAACGGCTGGGAGAGCGTAGCGAGAACTGGAATACGCTGTGGACGAAAGCCGCAGAGTCACAAAAGCCGCGTATCTGGGTTCAGCGGATGGATAAGCTGATGGGAGACCTGGATCAGGCCATGCAGTCTGCGCAATCATCGAATCCAAGTGTCCGCGCCGCGCTTGAGGAAATCAGAAACGATATCTCGCGGATTGGCCCCGCATATACGCCTTCGCACCTTCAAGTGATGCGTGCGAACCTGAACGGACAGGCTAACGCTTTATCTCCTAGCGCACTAAAGCAAGCCGATAGAAGTTCACCGGCCATCATCAGCCTGAAAAAGGAACTGGACGATATCCTCAATGTATCGACTGGTGGCAAGTGGCAAAACGTACTGCAACAGTACCGGAATGACAGCGCACTAGTTGACCAAGCACGCGCTGCGGCTCAGGTTCGTGGTAAGTATGTTGATGAGGCTACTGGTGCTGTCAGGGGGAAAGTTGCTGACAGATCAGGCGATATCCCGGTCATTACGTCCAGCAGCCTTGATAGCGTTATCAATGCGACCCGCGCTAAAGACTTGTCGCCGCGATTGGGGGCTGAGGCGCACCAGAGACTGAGCGCAACACTTGAGGCACTGCGTCGGCAGGAGATTTTGCAGCGTCTGAAAAACACCGGCACAGGTGGCGGCGGGTCTAACACCATCATGGACGGCGTAGCTGGGGCGCGGGCTGCTGGTGCGCCAAACATGCTGATTCAATTGCTGGACGCCACCAAGCGCCTAGGGACGGGGCGTACAGACGACGCAATAGCCGGTCTGTTGTCAAACCCGGATGAATTGGCGCGGCAGTTGTCTATCTACATGCGACCTCAGCAACCGTCTAACCTCGGGTTGCTTGGCGTTACGGCTCCCGCCGTTATGTCCGCCCAGTGATGCCGCGATAGATGCCGTAACAAAAAATGGCAATCCCTAGCGCCACCACTTTCAGCCACATGAAATCAATGTAGTCCATATCCACATTCTAGGACAACCATGCCAGTACCATCAAGCATCACAGACCTGAGCCAGACGGCAGGCAGCAATCCACCCGCTGGTGGGGATTCCGTATTCCCAAATCTGGACAACTACATTCGGGCTATTGAGTCGTTTATTGCTGTTCTACGTGATGGCAAAGGCTTATCCGCTGAATTGGATGTAGCTAGTTC